ATGCTTGCAGCAATTGTATCCAGGAAACCAAATCCAGTGCTCAGACCAAAGAAAACATTGAAGCCTTCCCTGACACACCTGACATAATCGTTTTGAGTTGGAATAACTGCATTATTTACGACGCCAAAGATACTGCCGGCAATCTCTGACTGAAGGCCATCCTTAGGCCCAAAGGCAATTGCCAAGGCTTGGAAAATACCAGCCATGGTTCCAACAAGAATTCCGCAGGCCACAACACTCTGTCTACTATCAATTGAGTCAAAGGGGGCAAGTGGATTGTTGTAACTGCCGTAGGACAAAAGGTCTGTGCTGGCAATGTCAGCACTCTTTGGTTTGGAATAATTTGAGTTGACCTCAGACATAATGCGTCCAGGTTCAAAGCTTGTAACCGGAACCTTTAGACCCAAACGAGCGATACCTGGAACAGTTGAAGTAACCTTGGCCAAAACAACCTGTCCAAAGTTATTGGTATCCTCGGGGATGTAGAGTTCTCCAGATCCCTTCAATAGCATTTGGATGCCAAGGTTTTTCAAGTTCTCAATACGGAGAGTAATAACTTCTTCAGTTGGTTTAGGAGCATGTTTTCCAAGCTCCTTCTGAATAACAACCTTTCCGACATTGATTTGTTGGTCTTCATTGCGACCTGAAATCACATAGGGAGCACTACTTGCAAATCTATTATCCCTGATTTGAATACGCTCTACATTTTGAGCAATTTCAGAGTTTGCACCCTGGGCATTGAGGTCACCGATTACCTGGGAATACTGTCGAGCCGTAGAAGAGGAGTCTACAGACCTTCCCTTTCTTACGTGGAAATCAAAGGTGTTTGTGTCTGATAGATTTTCGAAGTTGGTTTTTCCATCTGGAGAAACGATGGGGTCTTCGATGAAGACGTCATCTCCACCTGGACCACCGTCTGCAATACTATTTGGTCCACCATCGGGCCTTGAAAGGGTGATTTCCTGACCAATAGGACTCAGGGTAAACTTGTTATGGGCTTCCTGGGTGAGCCCAACTGCCATAGCATTGGTAAGTTCCTTTGTTTCAGGAGTAAAGTCCTCCCTATCAATGGCAAACGTCCCATCATCACCACTGTTTGTGATGATAATACTTACATAGCCCTTGTTTTGGGTCGCCAATGTTTGTCTCACCAGCTCTGGTATTTCGCCCCTAGAAGCCATGCCAATAACTACTGTCCTTGCTTCTTTTCAAGGTCAATCATGGGAACGATAATAGTTGTTTCCACACGTTCAACAAGCTTTCGGATGGAATCCATTATGATTGGACGTTGGTCATCCGACAGTTGGTCGAAGAGCTTCTTGTAGTCCTCATCCTTGAGCATTTCATCAAATAACGACATTATGCCTCTCCCTTGACCGTGAAGGAAGAACCTCCGGGCCTGTTGGTAAGTGCCTGCTCGAATTCGTCGGCGTCGAGAACGACGTTGACGTTCAGGTTGATTGTAAAGTTACGGTTCTTAATCTCTAGTCTAGAGGTGCCACCCACACCAAGGGAGTTGGCAAGCTCCTTGAGTTGTACGTTAATCCTCTGTGGGGTGCCACCATCAATCTTGTTTAGTTGGTCCGTTACCGTGTTAACAGCCGCAACAAGGTCCCTTACGTTATCCACGATTCCGGTGCTGTATCGGTCAGCGATAGCCTTAATGTCTCTCTCAAGACGAGCAACCCTAGCAGGAGAAGGAACCCTAAGGGTCGAAACTACATCAAGGGCTTCCCTGCGTTTCCTAGCTTCGTCATCCCTTTGGCCAAATAGTTGGCCCATAATGTCGTCTAGTCCACCGGCCTTGGTTGTACCTGCGGCTGAACGTCCAGTCTTTGAGACATTTATTCTCTTTGTGGCCGAGGTAATAGCCTCTGTCGTTCCACCAGCAATATTCCTAGCATTTGTAACAGCCGCCTTAGCTTGTTTATCCAGGTTCTTTGTTAGATTCTGCTGGTTTCTTTCAAGATCCTGACCACTGCTACGCCCAATACCCCTGATGGTATTGAAGACATTCATAATTGGATCAAGGATACCCTTGGATGCATCCTTGATGCCAAGGAGGCCCTCAATGATGGGCTTGTTAACGTAGTCTTCCCAAACACCCTTAAGAGTCTGGAAGTGGTCGCTAAGTGGCTCAATCAAATTCTGGTTAACCCAGGAGGCCACTGTGGAAATAACGCTCTTAAAGAACTCAATCCTATCAGAGGCATAGTCCCAACCTGTCTTGAAAAGGTACTTGATAACGTCTACTAGGGTTGAGACCTGCTCATAGACGTTGTTGAACAAGAATTTGAGGGTATCAATTACTGCTGAAATCTGTTGGCCAACACGCTCCTCCAGGAAGGTGTAGATGGCTCCACCTACTCTCCTCAGGACTTCCATGGCAATAACTTGTAGTCCAACCCAAAACTCATAAATGGGCGTAATGACATCCATTATAGTATCCCTGACTTGCTCAAAAATTCCGGTTATGGTGTTGAAGGCACTAGAAACTGAATCAACGATACTTGAGAAGGTACTTTCTGCCTCCCCGGCTACTTCAGGACCAAAGAGTTGTGAGACCAATCCAAAGATGAACTTCATGGGGTCTTCAACCACTGCGATTACCTGGTCCACAAAACCTGCAATGGTATCATAAATGCTGTCAAATGTGTCATGGAACAGCAGATAGATGGCTCCTGCAAACAGAAGGAATGGACCAGTCATGACGCCGATTCCAACCACGATGGCAGCCCCAAGGGCATAGATAAGAAGCTCACCAAGTTTCGTTACGAGCCATTGTCCAATGTCTTTCCATGGAAGGGCCCCCAGGAAATCAAGGATCATGCCCCCAACCGCTCCAGCAATGACTATCAGGGAGTCAAACAGGGAAGCAAAGGCCTTTCCAAACGGACCGCTGCCTTCCGAGGACTTAAAGAACTCTCGTATGCCGTCAACAATTGTAGGCCAAGTATTGATGTAGAAATCCAAGAAAGCATCCTTCAACACAGACCCGCCTTCAACTAGAACGTCAAAGGCACTTGTTAGAATGTCCATTAGGCCTTCACCAATTACCTTGGTTATTTCCCCTGTTCGACCTCCACCAGGACTGAATATGTCCTTAACGAGGTCTCCTATTCCTTCTATGCCAAGTTTTATGGCAGCCACACCAGTTTTGAAGAGGACCTTAAAGAAGGTACCAAAGCCCTTCAGAATTCTAGAACCTCCCTGCTTAGAGCTGTCAAACCAATCAAAGAAGACTTCTCTCAGTTTCTTGAACAAGGCCTTTAGACCACCTTCAGGGTCGGTCAGGACGTTCCTGAAGAACTCCTTGAAAGCATCAACGACACCTCTCATCATTTTGCGCCACTTATTGGGAGCAAACAACTCCTGTAGACCCTTGAAGATATCAGCAACTCCAGGGAAGACCTTAACGAAGTAGTTTCCAAGCTCTCTGCCTGCCTGGAAGGTAATACGCAGATCTCTTCTGAGGGCGATAATCACCTTTCTAAAGTCCATGGATCTTTCGATACCGAAAACAAAGCCTTTGATAAATGTTCTGAAGAAGCTATTCTCCATTTGCATGCCGTCCTTGATTAGACGTTCAATGGAGTTGGCTAGACGCTCCATGGCTTCAGCCTGAGTCAGTTGTTTTTTAGCTGTCAAGTCTGACTGTTTCTGGATATCACCATATGACAGAGCCTGACTTGACTGGGAGAAGCCCAGTTTTACGGCTTCCTCGGACAAGCCCGTTTGGGCTGCAAGGAGTTTCAACTCCTGGCGAGTCATTGACTCCACGGCTCTACCAGTCTGGAAAAAGGACTTACGGAGCATGTCAAACCTGGCTGCTGGGTCTTGTTCTTGGACGAGTTTAAGGGTGTCCAGATTCAGACCAAAGGCTTGATTCAGTTGTGACACGGCATCTGCCGCCTGTTCGAAATTGTCAAATCTGTCAACAATACCCTGAAGGTCCTTGAATTCCAAGCCTAGTTTGTTTGCGAACACAGCAATGGAGGAAAGTTGTTTGATGGACAAGGAACCGAAGTTCTTAACGTCCTTGAGCATTTCTCCAACGGACTTAGAAATCTGGGCACCATTGATGCCAAAAGACTCTCCAAGTTGAAAGGCAAATGTAGTAATTTCACGGCTAACTTCCGTGAAACTCTTACCGCTGGCCAGGGCTTGTTGACCCACGCCCTTTATGCCCTCTTCGCTCAAGTGAAGACCCTTTACATAGGCACCAAAGGCCTCACCATTGGCTACAATTCCCTTGGCTAGGTTATTGAACAGGGGCCCAAGTTGCTCAGCAATTTCCCTGATGGCCTTCATTCTCTCAGCAAGGTTGCCGAAAATACGGAAAACACGAAGGCCGGTTTCGGCCAGTTGGCCCTTCATACCACGAGTAATGTCCAGGACAGCCCGTGCTGCACCTGTTTTCAGGTCACCAAAGGACTTACGAACTTGCTCAATTTCTCGGGCCAGCTCTGAACTGCCAGGCTGAGAGGCTCTTGTCAGTAGGGCCTCCAACATCTTGAATGGAAGTGTGATGATGGATATCGCCAGGTTTCCAAGACCACTTACAACGCTGGTAATAATGCCTATCAAGCCTTCTCCAGCATTCATAGCCATGTCTAGACCATCACTTAGGAGGCTTACAATACCAACAGGACCAGCAAGAGCCATCAGACTCTTACCCATGATTTTGAACCCGCCTCCAAGTCCTTTAGCACTAGCAGAACCTTCCTTAAGAACCGAATTCATGGTTCCCATGGTTTCCTGAGAAGACCCAGCCATGGATTCCATGGACTCCTCAGCCTCCTGCATTACTGCGTTTAGTTCATTCCAACCTGCTGTAAATTGTGTGGGGTCTAGTTGTTGGAACATCTCCAACATGTTCTTCAACAAAAGCATCTGACCACGCATAATTTTGGCTTGCGTGAGATAGAGTTGATTCTGCTGGGCAATGAGCTTATTCAGCTCAATGGTCGTATCTATGTTGGTTGCCACTTAGTTGAGTCTTTATAGCTTGCAGGTGATAATTACACTTGATTCGGAATTCTTGCGGGGATTATAATGAGCGACGATACTGATAACAAAGAGAAGAAAGAGCCTCTTAATGAAATACAGCTCTCCTGGGCCGGTAAGTTGTTTTTCGCTGGTGTGGCATCCTACCTTGCAAGCCTGGGCATTGACAAACTAACTGGTGGTGGTAATCTTCCTCCGCCTAGGTTACCCTTCAAAATTCGTGGTACTCCACAGCAGATTAATGCCGTAGTTGGAGCCCTTGTAGCCTCCAAGGCCTTTCAGCAAGAATTAAAGAGACCTGGAGCCACTGTAGAGTCTGTGATTCAGAAGCTGAATCTAAAGAATATGACAAAGGAACGCTTCAGGGCCATGACCGGAAAGCCCTGGCCACTTTGACCTATGACAACACCTCTACTCAGAGAAGTAATTCAAGTTTTGGTTGAGCAAACATTTGGGGATCGTCCCAAGCAAGATCCCCGTAAGACAGCCAAGGCTGTCCTAGCTTTGTTTTCTCCACATGAACGAGCGGGCATTATTGACTCCATCGAACTCGGAGATCTTGACATTGCTCGTAAAATCATCGATGACAGAATGCAGGATGCCGTTAATACCTTTGATGAACACTGGACCGTTCCCTTCTACGACCTAGTTAAGGACCTTGTTGAGGATGCCCTCAGAGTAAAAGGATCTTAGAACCATGCCCTTTGAAAAAGTATCCGAGAAAAACTGGGCCGTCAAGCACAAGGATAGCGGCTATGACAAGAAACTCACTGTCAAGCAGTTTAAACTGCCAAATGGCGTTACGGAGACTTTCATCCTTGATGATGACAAGGATAGCGTTCAGATTTTCCCCATAACAGAAGACAGAAAAGTCATTACCGTAGTCCAGTTTCGACCAGGTACCGAAAAAGAGGAAATCGAGCTACCGGGTGGCGGACTCGAACCCAAGGAAGACCATGCCCGTGCTGCCCTCAGGGAGCTATTAGAGGAGACTTCCTTTACGGGTAGGCTAACCTTCATTGGAGCCCAGAACTATTCTCCATATTCCTCTGGGAGGCGCTACATGTACATGGCGACGGGTTGCCACCAAGCAGCCAAGTCCCTTGACCTGGATCCCAACGAATTCCTCAAGGTCAAACTTTGGACCCTGGAGGAGTTTAGAGACCTAATGCAAAAAGGCCACGTCCGTGGACATGACCTTGCTTACATGGCTCTAGACAAGCTCGGACTGCTTTAGGCCAATGTCCAACCTTTATAGGACGGCTTTTTTCTGTTTGTCAATTTAATGACTGAATGTTTGTGATATCCCATTTGTCGACAAAATTCTGAGATGTTGATAACAACATGTATGATACCATTAGGATCTAACAACTTAACAGACTTTGCTTTCTTAAGTCCGTATTCAACAAGACGCTGATGTTCAAGGGACCCTGGTGCACACTGTTCTTTTCTTTTCTGTTTCATCAAATGCATTGTTTCGGGCCTGTGTTTAGAATCTTTGAACCAACCACGTTTACTTAGCAGGGATTTCTTTAGGTGAATTTCTTTCTCGCTTTTGGTTTTTGTTGCCCACATACGTTTCGAAGCTTCTCCCTGTGCTTTTTTGAAAGCCTTTGAACGGACTTTACTAGATGGGTTTGTGTTTTTATAGCCTTCTCGGGAAATTGCTCTGTTACACAGGTTGTAGCACTGGTTTCCGTTGTCAAAGTATTGTTTAAGGTAGACTTCTTCGACCTTTAGTCGTTTAACTCTATCTCCCTCTATAACCTCAAGAACCTCGAAAACAAAGACATCTGTGCCACATTTATTGAAGTCGGCCTGCAAGAATCGATTTTGATGTTTGTTCGTGGTGAGAGAAACCTTGTGTTGGTTCCAGCGTATCTTAAACTCTTTGGCGGAACCATAATAGGCCCTTCCATTCAAGATATTCGTTATCTTGTAAACCCCAGACTTGAGAGACTTGCCTTCATACTTGAATTCCATACTTTACTCCTTCAGTTGGTATGGAACAGAGGGGACGTTTTGTCTCAGAAACGTCTCAGCTTTGCTGGGGCGTTCGGATGAGCCTTACCTGTCATTGATCTCATTCCAGGGGAGTTATGGTGTGCACCCTTGGTTGGAATGTCGTTCTGGGCCTTGTGAGCCTTTTCGATTTCCTTGTCAATACGCTTGATGAGCCACTTCTTGTAGGCAACTGGGTAGTTGTAGTATGTATTCCAGTCCATGCCGAAGTAGTACCCAAGGAGAAAGAAGGGCTCTAGAAGAACGTCTTCCTTATCGCTTGGCGTTAGGCCAAAAAAAGGTAGGTCCCATAGGAAGGGTAACCTCCTCTACGTGGTCACAGGAGTTGCATCTAAAGTCAACCATCATGTGAACACCCGGCTCGTGTTCGTCAATAAACTCTCTGAGTGCCAGGGAGTCAATGGCGGGCATGTACTGAACGAACTTGGAAATACTGCTTCTGTCTTGACTTCCATCAATTTCAACAATGGACCTTGCAAGACGAGCGGTAACGATATTGGAGTTAAGAAGACCCTTCTTCTTTCTCATGTCAACCTCGGACAAAATCTCCTCTTCCTCTCTTCCGGTTAGGAAGCGGAAGCCAATGGTCTTGCCACACTTTGGAAGCTTGAAGTGAAAAAGGTTTGTTCCTGGCTGAGCTGGTTCAAGGGTAAGGGGCTTGATGCCGAGGTCAGTTAGGTTGATTGGGAAGTCGTTCTTGAATTCACACTGAGGGCAAATATAGGTGGGTTCATACATGGCTCCATAGCCAGAAGCCCTGATTGCAATCATGAGGGCGTTACGATCACCGGACAGGAGAGTGTTAACGTCGATATCTGGGTTTGTAAGACAGGACTTAATAAGTTCGGTGATAACCGTTCCTTTCTTAATAAGGGCAGGACTCATCAGAATGTCTTCCTCCTTGGCAGTCATGGCTCTGTAGTCTACAGCCTCAGCCATATGCAGGGGGTGACCATCTGGGTAAACCTTTCCCTTTGAAGGGAGAGGAACTGCGTCAATGGGAATCTCCACCCCAAGTTCCCTCTTGGCATAATCCTGGCGGCTTACTTGAGGAATGCCTCCGCCACCAGCAGCCTGTTGGGCAGCAAACACTGCGTTGCGCAACCCCCTCTGCTCGGCAGATTCTTCTTTGTTTTCTTCCTTTTGTGCCATCAATAATTCCTTCCAAATATCAACCATTAAGGTAGGTTGTACATGTACATATGTCTGATCGCAATTTTCGGTTGAAATCTTGACATTAACATGTTATTGTGGTAGTATGACACAGAAGAACTTCATGGGTTCAGAATACTGGTTAGCGGGGTCAGTTGTGTCCCTAGATTTAGAACACTGGCTCCTTTACAAGGACAAGGCCGGAATGACCTGCCCCGAGGCTGATCTTCATGAGGACGTTGAAATGGTTCACAAGACCTGGGGTCCCAAGTCCAATGCCTTCGTTGTCACAGTGGATAATTCAGAGACCTTCTACAAGGTCCTTCTCGACAATCGCTTTTTCTGGTTTCCCATTATGGGGGCTACTCTGGTTACCGAATCCCAGGACCGCCAGGACCGCCACCAGAAGTCACAGCCCTAGCAACACCGGCAGCCTGTTGACCAGGTGTCTGCATGATCTTACCCCTACGGTGACTTAAGTCCTCAGCATCTGCTGAGGCAAACATACCACTAGACATTGGAACCTTAGTAAATAAGGTATTGGAAGCCTTCATAAGAGCCGACTGAAGACTCTGAAGAACGAAGGCGGCTGCTCCAAAGGCTTTCTTTGCCTGGGCAGTAATCTTTTCGTTGGAAGCCTTCTTGGCATCACCCCAAAGAGCCAGGAGACTATTAACATAGGATTCCAGGGCATCCTCAACGGCTGAAACGTCACTGAGTTTCACGGTTGAGAGTCTCTTTCTGTTGGCATCTACTGCCTTTAGCTTGGTTACTACTGCCTGGGCTGCTCCACCCTGGGACATTCCCCTGAGGTCATCTACCGACAACTTCTTGAAGGGACCAAAAAACTCCAGAAGGGCTTTCTTGTTATCAAGGTGGGCATACTCCTTGAGTGGAGCCAGCTTCTTGAGGTAGGAACTTGAACTTTCAGAAAGACGTTTCTGCTCAGAGGCAATGAAACGAATTTCCTTCAGGGCTGCCTCTGTGATGAACTTTCGAAGCTGTTCTGTGGTGAGGCGAAGTTGTTTTGCTGGAGCAGACTTAGTCATTTTTTTGTAGTACCTTTTTGCCGCTGCACGCTCTTCTGGATCGGTGAGCATGGAATCTATGACAAGATTCACCCCATAAGTATCAGTCATTATGGCGGGTTTAACATTTTTGTTTCTAGAAAGCAATAGACTGAGAAGGCTTTGGGCTTTCTCAATCGACATGTTCTTTTTCATGGCCTCGATTGCTAACTTACTCTGTTGGGCCAATACCTTGAAAAGAGCCGGGTTTGACTTACGGAGAGTGCGATAATACTCAAAGGATCTTCTGGCAGACCCTTCCTTGAGGTCTTGTTCCTCCTTGGTCTTCTTGCTCTTCATGTCATCCGGGAGGTCCTTTTCGATTCTGAAGTTCAGTAAGGATTTTCCGTTAATGGTTGGCTGACCAATTGAGTCCTTGCCAATGGACTTTACAATGATTCTCTTGTTCTTCCATTTCCCGCCCAGAACAATGTCACCGACCTTTAGGTCAAGGGCAATCTTTTCTGTGATGGGGATCATAAGGGTTAAATAGGAGAGCCCCAAACGAATGGCAAGAAACGTAAGGGGCTCTCACTTGAATCAAACCTGGTATCTTAGTATTGAAGAACCATGTTGTCGAATCTGATGGTCAGAGAAATTTCAGCTAGGTCACCCTCAGCCTCGTAGGACAGGTCACCAAAGTTTGCTTCCGTTACGAAAGCTCCCTTTACGTCCCAAAGCTGGATGGTTGTGCCAACGGGATCAAGCATCTTGATCTGAATGTCTCTCTTGTAGAAGTCTGCATAACCTGCACGGCCAGAGACAGACTCGAAGCAAAGTCGAATCCACTCCATAACCTGCTGGGCTCCTGATGGAGCAATGGGATCATACAGCGTAAGTGCTAGGGTACCGAACTTGGTCTTACCAGCAATGTAGCGAGTTGAGTTGATCCACGGAATAGCAATTTCTTCCGTTGTAATCTGTGGACGAGCTGCGGTTTTGATCAAAAAGCTGTCAATACCCTCAATAGCAAATACGAATCGACGTTTTGCGATGGGCTCAAACTTAGTTGGCAACATGTCGGTGACTGATAGTGTATCTGCCATGGGACTCTCTATACCTTTTCTTCTGTGTAAATATACGCCTTCTAGGAAGTTCAACCTACAAATTTACCGCCGAGTTCAACTGGAATCCAGGTAGCTAAACGAGGATTTCTAGTTAGAAGCTTGGCTGCGGTCTTTCTCGTCCTACTAAGGTCCTTGAATAACTGTAGGTCTTGGCCGAGATTTCCTAGGGAACGTTCCATGCTGCGAATGATGCCAATTCCTTCCTTGGCACCAATACCCTCTTCTTTTTCCATACGGCTTAAAACATCAGGCCAGGTTTTGAAAAGAAGGGAATCTCCAGCCCTGATCTTCTTGAGGAGGGTAATTTCCTCGGAGAAAACCTTGTCTTCCTCAGAAAGAGAACCTGTCTCTTGCTCATTGAGAGAACTGTGTTTCTTGGCCAGGTGTTGGATCATTACCTTCTTTTCGGCAATTTCCCGGTCAACAAGTTGGAGGGCGATCTTTAGGTCATAGTCCTTGGGATTATTCTCAAGTTCAGCCTTGATGGTGTCCCTGAGTTCTTCTGCCTCGACCATGGAGTCAGCAACCTGTTTGACAAGGTCCATTGTTCTGGACTCCCTACCAAGGGAATTCATGTCTGGTGGGTTACCCTCAATCATGTCCTGCTCTCCAATTACGGGAGCTGGGGCATCAATAAAGGCTGTCTGGGAGTGCTGAAGTTCCTCGTCATTGTCCTTGCCTTCGAAACTGTCCCACTTGTGTTCGTCTTCCTCGGTCCAACCTGGATCCTGGACCTCATCTTCAAAAGGAGAATCCTGGTCATCCTCTTCAGGACCATCCAACAGCCATCCTTCATCGTTGAAATCTCTTTCCTGAGTGGAAAGCTCTGCGGGGTCATCTCTTAGGTCTTCAATAGAAGACCAGATTTCAGCATCATCAACAGCCCTTCTGGTTGAAGGTCCGCCCTCATCCATGTCTGTCATGCTGTCCGTGGGACGATAACCAGGAAGCTCTCCGGGTTGTCTTGGGTCTGGTGGAGGCACTGTGTCGTCTTCAGACATGCCAGCAATACCGCACTCCTCAATTCCAAAACCATATTCCTTGAGTTCCTGCACTCTCTCCTCTGAGAGAATACCGTGATTTGTGTAAATAAACCTCATGGTAGGTGTGTTACTTCTTAGCTTGTTGGCCGCTTAGAACTTCCCTGATGATTTCCTTGAGTTGTTCTAGAGTAAGCTTGGTAGGTGTTGGAGTTGGGGCAGTTGGCGTAACCACACCAGCGCCGGTTGCTGCCTGTTCGGCAAGCTTCTTTTTCTGTGCGGCTTTGGCCTTAAGGACTTTTTCCTGTAACTTTTTTTGCTCTACAAGAACCGCTTCCTTAATCATTCTCTTGAGCTGTTCAATGGTAAGTTTCATACGTTATTATCCTTGTCCAAAGTTATTGGCACTGTTGATTACGAAGTCAATGCTGAGGAATTCCAGAGTTCTGGTTGGGACAACGAAAATCTTGCCACGGATGGTCTTGTTTTCGAAGTCTGCCTGAGTTGTGGTGGTCGTGTCAATTTGAACGGTGAAACGGTCAACGCCTCTCTGGTCCTGAATTCTCTTCAGGACTGGGGTTACAAGCTGTGAGAACCTTGCAAGTGTCTCTGGTAGACCCTGTTCGAAGACGATACGGTCGGAAATACGACGTACCGACCTACGAATAGACAGAAGAAGACGACGAACGTTTACTCTGTCCAGGGCAGACTCGGTTGCATATAGGGTTTTCTGCCCCCAGACAACCACACCATTCGACCCTGCAAAGGAGACGATTGGGTTGATGTTGACCTCATAAAGGTCATCCATGTTGGTTCTGGAAAGTCTGATTGCTGCATCGGTCGTGGTATCCAGGGCGCCTCTTGCGAAGCCGGCTGGGGCGAACCATGGGAAGGATACTGCATCATTGTGTGCGAAGGCACCTAGAACTGCCACAGAGGCAGGAACGTTACGAGCCGTATCTGTAATGGTGTCCCTAAGAACAACATCTGGGAAGTAGGCTGCTCCGAAGGAGGAGTTGATTCCTCTGTCACGGAAGTTGGTCGTGGAATAACGGACGCTCAGCGTCTGTTGACTTGAGGTAACCAACGTGTTGTTGGTGTCGTAATTCTCGATATCCATCAAGTAGAGGGCATCGAATCTGTTTTCTGCAACCTGAAGGGCCCTGTCAGTGATAACAGGGTTTCTGATGCCAGGGATGGCCATCAATTGCATGTCAACTTCATTGACGTCAGAGATGAGGTCCAGGGCTGTGTTGTAGCTTACAACCGTAGGTCCGAGAGAACCACCACGTGAGGAATTCTCAACCTCTTGGGTTACAGCGGTGTTGGTTAGGAAGTTTTCGTCTCTATTGAAGATACGAACGCCATCGAAACCGCCCTGAAGGAAGAAGGAAAACTTTGCTAGCTGACGACTTGTTGGGTCAGCAAGGTCTGCTGCCGTAAGGGCTCTAGTAAGAGCGGAGCTATCAGTTGTAACGTTGCCCTGTCTTACGTAACTCCAGCTTGTGATGAGAGTCACATTTGGGAGATTAGTAGAGGCATTGTAGTTGATTCTGATGTTCTCAAGGGAGAATAGGTTGTTGTTGAACCTATCGGCATCCATGATACCGTTAGTCGTGGTATCTACAGTACCTTCGTTGTTGCTTACAACCACATTTACGAAATCCGTGTGGAAATCAGGGAAGTAGGAAGTAAAGCTCTGGATGGTGCTTTCCAGGAGAACGCTTTTGTTTGGTTCCGCCGGGTCAACCTTACGTTCAAACTGAACACCCCAGTAAAGACCCTTGTCTATGGTTTTATTTGGAGTAGTACCACGTGTAAGATTCTCACGGAATGGGATAGGAGTCTGTACGGTGTTATAGAATGGGTTGGCACTTGAAAAGCCGCCAGCAAGTAGGTCAGAGAAAGCTGCAAATGGACCAGATCCTGAAGTTACAAGGTGAGGTGCGCCACGGAAACCGAAAGGAAGAGCAGTTGAGTCAACCTCGCCTGCATCCACGGCACTGGCAACCTCTACACGAATGTATTTGGAGTTATTTGGGTAGTTGCCCTCAGTTACAAGCTTTGCCTGTCCCTGGGCGGTGTCAAGATTGTAGAAAGTGCTGTAGTCACCGATCACACGGGCGACGTAGCGGCCACTTGAGGGATCCAGGGAAAGACCACGGTAACTCTCTAGGACAACACGGTTTTTGTCGTTATCCGAGAAGTCACGAACAAGAACGTCGAAGGTTCCATATAGGTTTGCATCCGACAGACTTGGGGCGATGTTCTCAACCGAAATTTTGATCCTGGAGTTTGTCCAGGTGCCGTCATCCAAAGCATGAATACGGAAGAGGTTTTGTGGCTTGCCACCAAATTTTTGGGAAGTAACCCATGGGGACTTCGCCGTACGATAACGGTCTTCAAAGTTCTCGAAGTTAGGGGCAATGCTAGAACCGCTGTTACGAGACTGAGATCCTGAAATAAGGAAGGCTGCCTTTTCGAAACCGGAGGCATTGCTGCTGCCACTCAAAACACCAGAACCAGTCACCACTGCAAAGGTTGGATGAATTACCCAGTCACTCTGTAGGACGTAACCTGCTTGCTCAAGCTTGAGAGGGTCTCTGTTTAGTAGCTGTCCAAAGTAGTTTGGAGCGGTTACATCAAAGGAGGCCGTGATAACATTGGGGTAAGTTGGATCAGTGTTCTTCAAACCATTGACAAGAAGGACGAATTCCTGACGGCTGGAATTGAGATTAACAGATCCAGTGACAGAGCCTACTGCATTAGACCAGATTGCTGGTAGAGACGAATTTGGTGTGTTTGAGGCAACCGTGGAAGAAGAGAGAGTAAGCAGAACACCACTGGCAGAGAAGATAACTCCCCTGACAACTGGAAGTCCAACCTGTCTAAGTCCTGCATCAGAGAATACGGTAGAGGAGTTAGACTGACTCATAATAGCGCCAAGGAACATGGTACGTCCCTCAATGCCACCTGCAACTGTATATGGGTTATTTCCAAGATTGCCACCTAGGCTTTCCTGAGGAAGCTGACTTCCAACAACCCAACCTGCTCCACGAACACGACCACGATTGATTCCGGTGTTTTCTCTCTTAAGTCCCTGACCGACACCTAGGGTACGGATAAAGGTAGCTGCCTGGGCATTTCTAAGCCACTCTGAAATAGCCAGAGGACCATTTGCCTGATCGGTTGTCGGCGATCCAAACTTTACGACGAAGTCCTGCATTGTTGCCAAGGTAAATGGCACGAAAGCAGGTCCCTTCTGTGAGGTACCGATAATACCGGCAGGAATGCCCACTGGACGAATACCAGTAGGGCCTGACAAGTTGATTGTCCTTGCCGAAACTCCTGCGCTTCTAAAATTGATTTGAGTCATTCTCCAAACCCCAATTATTTCCTTTAACTATACACCTTAGACAATCTGAACGCCATTTCTCGTGATGATAAAGTCGATAGCAATGAATTCAACAGCCTTCACTGGAAGAAGGAAGATCTTAGCATTGATTCTGTTGTTTTCTCTATCAAGGTCAGAGTTGTTGGTACTGTCACAAATAACTTTGAACTGTTGCAGACCGCCTCTATTTTGGACGTTTGCCAAAACAGGAGTGACCTTGGAAACAAATTCCGTGTAAAGGTCAGGGGTAATCTGTTCCCAGATCAGTCTGTTTCCAATATCGATAATCTGACGCTGAACGTCGATCACCATTCTTTGGACGTTGATACTATCCAGGGCTGTACCTGCGGCGTCAAGTGTCTTCTGGGAGAAGATTACATATCCCTCATTTGGAAACTTGACGATAGGGTTAACCCTTACCTGGTACATACGCTCACGCTCGGACTGCTTCAATCTCGTTCTCGTTAGGGAAACAAAGTTGAGGGCGGCACGATTAAATCCTGCTGGGGCGAACCATGGGTAGGCGACCTTGTCATTGAAGCTAAGGGCGCTCAGGGCTGCCACAGAGGCAGGAACCGTAACCTTACGACCAGTACGAGTGTCATCAATGACAACGTCTGGGAAGTAAGGAGCCACGAAAGTGTTGTCAAGGGCACGGCTTTCAAAGTTGTCTGCCGTGTTCTCAACATCCAAGTAGGTCGAACTGTTTGCGGTTTCTCCGTCAAAGACTCTGTCTGCGTCGGAGTTGTAAACAGGAATATCCATAAGGAACATTGCTAGACCAAAGTTGCTGATAGCGTCAGAAACGTAGTCCGTTACGAATGGGTCTCTCTGTCCAGGGGTAACCAAAAGGTTGATATTGGAAGCGATAGGATCCGTGATAATGTCGGTTGCAACCCTGTAGGAGTTGATTTGGTTGTTGTTGATACCAACACCGTTCTGGTTGAACTGGAAACCTGGGGACACAAAGGCAGAGTTAGAACCACCAAGAATGCTTCCACGTGCCTCTGTCGAGGTAGAACGGTCATCAAAGGCTGCTGCATGGGAGTCCATGATGTTGACACCATCGAAACCACCAAACAAGCAGGTAGTGAATTTTGCGTAATCCGTAAACTTGTTGAACAAGGTAGCCTGAGTTCCACTGTGAATAAGGCTTGCCAGAGTCAAACGAGTGGTAGAACCGTCCGTGATCTTGTACTGAGTCACATCTGGAGTACCATTACGAATGTAGCATGCCTCTTTCATGTGGATGTTTGCAGAGGCCGTGATATCCGTAAATGCGGCGTTACCAAGAGCAACTCTTGCAAGGGTGAACTTGTTGTTGTTGAATTTGTCTGTGTAGGTTCCAGTTACAGGTACGTCAAGGAGAGCAATACCTGGGAACCTTGTAAGGCTAGGAATGAGTTGGTTAAGTTCACCATTGACGTTCGTGTTTAGAACGTCATTGTTGTTACGCTCGAATTTCACACCCCAGTAAAAGCGTGCATCCGTGATCTCCGAGGAACCTGGAGCACCAGTTAGCTGGCCAGAGCCAGTCGAAACCTGGCCACGAGTAACCTTGAAACGGTATGGAAGCGGAGGCAGAATGGATGCCAAAAGACGTGGGTCCATGGTGCCCATTGCCCCGAGACGTTGGGCGGAAGAGAAACCACCGGATCCGGTGAGGTCTCCCAGAAGACTGTTGGTGTTCAGGACTTCTGGACCACGGAAACCGAATGGAAGACTGGAAGCAGGAAGCTGCTGTAGTTCAACCTGTTCGTTGACAACAACACGAACATACTTGGAACGGTTGGCGTACTTACCTTCCTTGATAAGGCGACGATCGTCTGGATTTTCAACATCAAAGTTGAAGTGAGTCTTGGTATCTCCCATAACCTTTCCGATGTAGAAATCAGAGTTAGGGTCAAGGGTAACATTTGAGAACTGCTCGATGATAGCTGGGTTTAGGTCGGTGTCATTGAAAAGACGAACCAGGATGCTAAACGTACCGTATGGGTTACGTGGATTAGTAGACGCCACCATGCTTACGATGGAGATTTTGACCTGAGTATTGGAATACTCTCCGTCATCAAGGGCCTCAATGTAAAAGAGGTTGTGTTCCGTGTTACCAAAAGGCTGCGAAATGAACCATGGGGTACGTGGAGTCTTGTATCGGGTATTGAACTTACCAAAGGCATTCCTGAAGATAAGGGCCGTGTCACCAGACGTTGTAGAAGTGTTCGCCGAACCAGAGGCAATAACAACTGCGTTAGAGCCGGTGGAAACGTGAGCAATTTCATTGTCCACAGCAAAGTCTGCATATAGGAAATGGCGCTCGGTCTCGAACTTAGCTGGGTCTCTGTTTAGGAGCTTGGCGAAGTAAAGGTCAGAGGTTGGGTCTAGGGAAGCTGTGTAGATACGAATTCCGGCGTTGCCATCATCAGAACCAAAGGTAGCACCCTGAGAAGTTGAAACAACTAGCTTAAAGGTACCATTTGAGGCAGACACAGTTGCTGCGTCGTCGGCAGCAATGGACCACGATTCATTGTGGCTCAAAATCATGATACGCGTATCGTAAGCGGTGAAAATCTCACCACGAACAAGATTTACTTCGTCGATAGAACCAGTCTGAAGAAAGCTGCCATTGTCCGAAAACATAGGCATACCAAAAGCTTCAGAACCAGTCAGTTGGTGTTTTGCTACAAGGAATTGTACAGCGCCCTGGTGACGAGTATCACCTGGGGCTACGGTTCCGCTAACCATAAAGCCAGCGTTCTGTACCGTGCCTTTGGTACGGGTTGCCTCGAAGTCAGTTGTGGTAGTATTAACGCCTGCACCAAGAACACGAACGAAAGTTAGGGCAGTTTTGTTCTGAAGGAATTTTTCAACAGCGTATGGAGCGGCCAACTTAGGATCAACATCACCAAATTTGGTGATGAAATCACTGAATGAGCCGAGGGTTACTGGAACGAATGCTGGTCCTTTTTTAGCGGCACCAACAACTCCAGCAGGAATACCCACTGGCTCCGAGACCCTCGCAGTGAGGTCAATTTCTCGGTCAAAGAAGCCAGGGAATTTAAAAACTTGATCTGCCATTTGTTTCGTCCTCTTATTGCAGAATTGGGGCTATGCCTTTTCTCTTTCTAATTAGAGCCAAAACATCCGGTCATCCCTTTTAGTTGTAGACTATTTGGGAGACGTGATAAATTGGTCTAAAGTTTGAGCATCAGATGCAGCGTAGGCCGTTTCTCCCTTTTTTTGGTTTACGTCTAAGATAGATACGTATTTCACACGTCTTTTTCCAGTGTTTGGATCGATTAGGACTTTCTTAACCGCAAAACGTTGAAGCGTTGTTGGAGTTTGAGCCGCAGTGGGGTCTCTGTCAATATCAGATAATGTAAATCCGTTTTGGGATTTGTCTTTGAGGGGAGGTCTTTCCAGGGCGCTTTTCGGAATGATGTCCCCATTGATCTTGATAAGATCAAAGACAACGTTAGGGGAGGAAATCCACCTACGGACCGGCACAACTCCGGTTGGACTCTGGGCAGCCAGAAGATAGCCCTTGACACGAACGTTAAAGGTGTACCTCACCATACGCTCGTCATCCTTAAAGTCATCAAAATTCTCTCCATTTTGAAAGGTGTCTTCCGTGTAGGAAATGAACCAGTAACCCTTGTCTGTTTCTAGCTTGTGGCCTCGAATTTGGGGCAAAAAGGACGCCATATAGGTTTGGATGAGATAGGTCATATGCTGGACATAGGAAGTCCAGAAGACAACTTCATAGGTTGCCGTGAAGAACTGTGGCTGCGGAATGGAGATAATCTCGTATATGTTATTCCCGGATAGTCTAGGTTCCAGTAGGCCACCCTCAATGACTTCAATCTCTCCAGCCAGGTCTTTGGTGCGCCTGGTGGTTTCTGGAAGACCACTCAGAATGTTCTGAACGTTCTTGAGACCTTGTTTGTTGACGAGATTCTGATAGTCCCTGTCTTCTGGAGAGAGCTTTCTCTTGATGGTAATGTTGCCGGTAAATTGGTTCATGCCCCTGCTGGATATATCCTCAGGGGTCTGTTCTACAGCTGTTCTCCTAATGGAGATGGCCGGCAGAATCAACTTCTTGTTCTTGTCACGAGGCGGCTTAAGCTTCTTGGCAATAGCAAAGCGCTCCCCAGTGGCAAAGATAACATAGGGTTTTTTCACTTGCTGAGGGCCCTTGACGCTATTCACCATAAACACCCCAAACCCAATCGTCTTATCAAAGAGACGATGAAGGGAGGTGTCTATGTCCTCGATTCCACAAGGCGGAATCGTGAAGTCCAAGGACGGCTGATTTTCATAGCCGCCATCCAAGTGATCCTTAGGATTTCTAGGATCTTGAGGGATATTTTGACGAGTGACGTTCTCGCGAGGATTTGGGTCAACCATACCTCGATAAGTATGGTTATGCTACTTGCGCCCTGCGTCCCGGTCGGGCTGCCTTGGTAGATAGTCCGATTTTTGCCATCATACAAACTGGAGCACCTTTGTCAGCAGGTTCTTCCTTACGGTAAAAGGCATTGGCTACTTCCTCAGTAAACCCATAGTCCAAGAGCACGATACGACCATCAGTAGTCTTACCATAGTGGTCCAATTCCGTTAGATCACCAGGCATCAAGCGGTTTACTGCCATGGCCGAAATGATTCCCTTGATGAAGGTGGAGTTTTCCATTGCTCTAAGGTCTTCGAGTTTCTTCTCAAAGTAGCGGGCGTTTCTTTCGTCTTGACCATCCCGAAGCTGCTTGGCTCTCTTAGAAAACTCACTGGAGATTTCACCGGTAATCTTCCTGAGATCACCCTGGGCATTACTCTTGGCAAACTCCCTGATCACCTCTACGAAAGTATCCCAGGAGAAACCGGTGAGCTTTCGAAACTCAGGTTCCTTGGTTATGGGCCGTACTATTTGGGAAATCAACCAGGCAACCTGGTCCTTGACAATACCAAAGTCATAGATGGAAGCCACGGTATCGCTGGTGGCCTCATTTTCCTGAACGTATTTCTCTGCCTCGTTTTGGGCGCATCCCTTGTCATTTAAGGCGATCTTGAGTACCTTACCACCCCTGTAGGCAAAAGTAATCCTACCAGATCCCTGACCAAGAACAGTTAGGGTCATCTTGCCATAGGCAACCATTTCCTCAATAGTTCTAAGAACTTTGAATCTCCCAAGCAAAAACTTTTTATTCGATACCTTCATTGCACACATCTAACTACACGAAATTGCTACGCTTCCTACTCTATCTATAGTGCCACATTTCTACGTCATGTGTAAACCCATAATCCAAAAGTACAACTCTACCGTCAGCAGTTTTTCCATAATGACTAACATGAGTCAGGTCGCTGATGACCAAATTCAAGTGGTTCATGGCATACTCCAGGGCTCTCAGAATAAGAGGAGGATTTTTGGCTATGTCCTCTAGCTTAATTCTCTCATCCCAACTAAGTCGATAGTTTTTACTGATGCTCTCAATGTCCTTCACTGGAGTCTCACGAATATTTCGCAAAAGGAATCCAAAGAAAGAAAAGGGTATACCCGTTCCTTTCTCAAAAGCCTTTTCAGCCGGAGGACCACGATCAAATGGCTGTACAGCCTCAGAAAGTACCCAGTGATACTTTGGGTCATAGTCGATTGCCTTGGCTACGGCATTCCCAAATCCTGCTCGATCCATTTCAAGAAAAACATCTACTTCAGCTTTGTTTTGGGCGATACCCTTTTGGTTCATGGCTATTTTTAAAACCTTGTCACCCGAGGCTGCATATACAGTACGGGCACTTCCCTCGCCCATGTGTGGAAGTATTCCCTTGGCATAGTTCATTTTAGCCGTGTTTGTAGGAAGCTTCTTGAAATAGTTCAAATTGAAGCCCCTAAGAAGTTCCTGAAGAACTTCCCTCTGTATTGATTTCCTCACCGTGTGGAGGATGAAGGTTTCTAGAAGTTTGTTGTTCGTCACAGTAAACCCTACTATAGATATTTCAGCCTAGCTCTCACTCATTATATAAGTCGGGAATATCGGGATAGTTTGGTGATTCATTATCAAAAGAAGAAGCCTTGTTTGGCTTATGGGTCTCATCATTGACTTCACTGTCAATGTTTACGACACGAGGGCCCTCTCCAAGGGCAACTTCTGCCATGTCCTCAGCAAGACGCTCACGCATTTCACGCTTGTCTCCTGTCGGACCCTCAATGTTCTCCGAAAGACCACGTTGTTGCTGCCAAACTTTCTGTACGGGGTTGTCAAGGTACTCAATCCCTTGATCCGACAAAATGTCCTTGAAGTTTTGAATGTCGAGGGTGCCCTTACGAGCCAGCTTGCCTTCAATTTTGTATCCCACATCATACTCAGCCTGACCAAAAATGTTGTTGATGTTGAGGGCGGTAAGAACTTCAAAAACTGCACCATTGTACATGAAGAAGTCTCCCTCCTTGATTTCATAGCCCTTATCTAGAAGGTCCCGGGCCTGGATGTAAATCTCTACCTTGTTATCCTGCTCATTTCCGAAAACATTCCACTTGGTCTCCCAGTTAGGCTGACCAGCAAGTACGTCCACCTTAATAGGGTTTTCAAAGATTTTCTCGATGGCCTCTTCATAGATGGGATGAATCTGAGTCTTGAGCGTAGAAATAGGGTAATAGATGATATGTTGTCCAATAACGTCCTTTACAAACTCCTTCGTAACGTCGTTGATGAACTGAATCTCCCTGGGTGTGATAAAAAGTCTTGCCATAGTTGATTACCCCATAAAAAGTGTGTATTTTGGAGGCATTGGTAACATTTGTAGTAGACGCATGTTTGCCTCTGCCCTGTCCGCCTCTAGAGCAGCGAGCTTGTCGAAAGTCAAACTGTCCAGGAGCTGTATCAGACCACCTTCTCCGGTCAGAAGAAGTGCCTGGTCCTCACGACCCTGGGCAATGAGGTCATCACCATTCAACTGAAGCTCAGCCCCAGGAATTGGAAAGTTCTTAAACTTGTTGCGGACCAACCCCAGAAGCTCCTTGGCAAGAGCCAGGGTCATCTGGATAATCCAGTTACGAGCCCAGGGGTTTAGGCTGGTGTATGTGATGAAACCAAATGGAATATTGGCAGGGTTGCTGACACCAAAAAGGGTGGTGTTAGTCAAGGCAGGGAACTGAAGGGAACCACTGAGACTTGAGGAGCCACTGAAGAAGGTACCAATAACTCCAGGGTCTGCCGAAGGAGGAAATCCCACACGAACCCAAAGTTTGTCATTGAAAAACGGAGTCAGGTTGTTGGGAACTGGAAAAATACGAAGGCTTCTTCCTGAAATACGGTAAGAATAGTGAGACCGTCTTACTTTAGCAGCGGTTTCCAACATGCCAGCCCTAAGAACATCTTCAAACAAAGGCAAAACATAGAATCTGGTATCTGGGACATAGCTTTCTACGGGCATACCGCTCGCAATAAAGTTAGATGCAAGATTGCTGTTGAAAACATATTGCATTGGAGCGCTGTGATAGACTTCGAAGATTTTCATTCTAGAAGCTATGCTGAGAGAGCCGGTGCCCATGTAGGTGGATAGGGCTATGCCATTTCCATCTACCAGTTCTGTGTAGAGGTTGTAGTCCTGACGACCTGACTCTAGCTGAATTGACCCAGAATAGGAGTCCAAGGATTGTCCATAACCAACTTCACTGGCATAGGGCTCTGCCTGTCTGATCAAAAACTCGAAATTCGGCTGAATGAATGTGTTAATCAGATTAATGCTATTTCTTCCTGTGGTAGGATCAATTGACCCGGTAGGATTACCCAAGAGGCTAGCCAAGTTGGATTTAGCCTGATATTCAATCATTAGGGCGTTAAACTTGAGAGTAGCCTCCTCGAAGCATGCCCATATCATCTTCTTGGTAAGCTCAACAGAAAGAACATCCTCACCTAACTTACGAAGAACAAAAGTAATGATCTTGTCTGCGTCATTTTGATAGGTGACGTCATTATCGAAGAATCCGAATGGAGTCGGCCTAATGGTGGTGGCAAATGTGGACATGTCTTCAAGAGGTAATTAGTCGCATAATATGAGTAAGGGACAAAAGACTACCAAGAAGAAGAAGCCCCGAAAGCTGCGCATCTTCGACTTTGATGATACTCTCGTGCAAACCAAGGGAACTGTGGACCTTGTCAAGATTGACGGCGCCAGGGTTGTGATGACTCCTGCTGAATTTGCGGTCTATGACAAGCTTCCCGGGGAACGTTTTGACTTCACAAAGTTTGAGGAAACTCTTGTTGAGCCGGCTGAAGTAAAGTGGGTTACCAAGATTCTACGTAGGGTCGTCAAGAAACATGGACAGGATGGAGCCATGGTGCTCACGGCCCGTTCAAAGGATGCTCCCGTTTTAAGGTTTTTCAGGATGTTCAACATCCCGGCTATTCCTGTGGTCTGTCTAAACAGTGCCGACCCACAAAGGAAGGCCGACCACGTTTATCTGCTTGCCACCGAAGACGAATATGACGTAATTGAGTTCTTCGATGATAGCCTCAAGAATATCAATGCCGTTAGGGAAATTTCCCAAAAGTTGCCTCACATCAAAATCATTGTTCGTCACATCAGACACCTGAGATTGGAAAAAATCTATGTTACTTGAAATCGCAGTCGGAGACAGTTATGGTGCGGGATTTGAATTCGCCAAACCTGAAAGACTGGCGCAAATCAAGAATGACTTGAGTATCTACTACCCACATAATCTTCCTGGACACCTACCTCCTGGTAGCTACACGGATGATACCCAAATGACCCTGGCCATTGTAGAGACTCTCCTCATGAGTCGTAAGCACTGGAATATCGAAGAAATTGCGGATAAGTTCGTGGAAGTCTATAAGAGAGACCCAAGGAATGGGTATTCCAGAGGACTTCAGGCGATTTTAGACAAGCCCGAAATTAAGACGGGTACAGATCTTAGGAATACTCTCATCCCTGTTTCAGACAGGTGTGGGGCAGCCATGAGGTCTGTACCAATTGGTCTCATTAGGGAGATTCCCGAGCTTCTGAGGTTCTGTCAGACACAGGCCAGCATTACGCATAATACTTCTGCCGGTATTAAGAGTTCCCAGGCTGTTGCCCTGGCTGCTCACTGGTACAAGTACAGTCCAAAGGGCTTTGCAAGCCTGGAACAGTTCATTCAGGTTCACACCAAGGACTACGAAACCCCGTGGTGCACCTGGTCCAAGGGCAGGAAGGTAAGTACCTCGGCCCACGAAGTGGTTAGGGCAGCTCTCTTTGCTGTTACGACCCTGACTAGTCAGAGCGAGATTCTAAGGCAGTGTATCGACTACACGGGGGACGTAGACAGCATTGCAGCTATTGCAATGGGTGTTTCTAGCCTAAAGTCAGACGCAGAAAAGGACTTGCCTGTCTATCTTCAACTTGGCTTGGAGGACACGACCTATGGTCGGTCTTATCTTGTTGAACTTGACAAACGGTTAGTCTCTGTCAATCTCTAAGACCATACCCGGCGTGATGCCGTGACTAGCACAGAATCCCCTACGTAGTTCCAGGACGTGTCTACAGGACTTGGAGAGTTTACGCTCGGTTTCATCCCCTGCCTTGAGGTGAATAACCTCAAACAGGCGCATCTTGTCATCAAACCCAAGAAGATCTAAGTCGAAGGGCACGTTCTTCATCCAAAATCCCCTGACTGCCGAGCTTGGATATAGAAAATATAGGCCAAAGGTTGTGTCAGGCTCTGGTTTACCCATAAAGCCAGCCTGGTGTTCCCCCGGAGACTCTAGAATTTTGAGATTCAGGACATGCCCACCAAGGGTTGCCTTCACATCGCCGGTGTAACGTCTCCAGCGACGGAAAATCTCTTGCATTGTGTGCATGGACTTAAGTAAGTCTCACGAACTTACTTTTGATCCAAGATTCCAAATGAGAACGACTTTGGCCAAGCCAGAATACAGCCTGACCGTCCTCACTGAGGAGCTTAACATACCAGTCTTCCTTTTGGCGGGAGCTTGGGAATCCGCTAGCCTGGGGGCCTGAGTGTATGCTCCTAACTAGGGAAAAAGAACCAAGCTTGAATTCGCAGATCAAGAAATTTTGCCTACCCTCAAAGGTCCTGGGAACAAATCTCTGACCGTATTCAGAGTGGTCTTCCCAAATCTTGGCTTCCAGGAAATCCCGTTGCATCCGAATGACGCACCCAACCGGGATTTCTGCATTTCCCCAGCGCATGTTACACTTTCCTAAGACCATTGGGTACAACGGCCTTGGTCATCCAGTGTTCATCGGTTTGAACATGATCCCTGCGAACGAACTTAGCCAGGGATTCTCCAAAAGCCTTATAGGGAATCCCACCAGCCAGACGAACCACATAGCCTTCCATTCGTCCAGCGTCCTCAGAGGGATTATAGAGATTTCTAATGGCCCTCTCATCCCATGTGCCTCGGAAGAGAACCGGAACAGGGACCAAACCCAGAAGTTCACACCACTCCAGGGTCTCATCCCAGGAGAGGGCTTCGTTGTCGGTGTTCCAAATCGAGAAGACCATGAAATAGGACGGAAGGGAGTCATACCCAATGGAATGTCGAGCAAAGAGATTTTCCCCACAAACACGCCACCCCTTGGGAATGTCCATGCTAACCCCGGCATGAAGAGACTTGACCCAAGTGCGGGAGGGATGATGGGCAGAATCCAGGGACCGAGCATGAATGTGATCAGAATACATCGTGGTATTCTCCCCGTCCATTTTCTCGGTAACAACCACTTCCTTGCCGACAAAGTTGGTCACGTCAATCAAACGCACGTCATCCTCGGTTGCCCCCGGGGACCATGGAAGATGCATTGTTCTCGGGTATTTCATCAGCATGACAGAAAACCTGGTATTCTTAATGATACCATCAGCCCACAGGAATATGTAGATATTATTCCTTGTGTGATTTCAAGCACTTACAACTGTACGAGAGACCACATCCCCGGTGGCGGCCTCAATTAGTTCAAGAGTACAGGAACGATCAAGCTCAGTAGCCTCCAAGACCATTTCCTGAAAGGTTGCCGCTGCGAGGTCAAGTGTTTCAAGGCCTCGCATAAAGGACTCCTGCTGCTTTGGGTGGTCCCAAACTCGAATAGCGTAGCCCCGTGTAATATCCATGTCCATATGTAGTACCTCCACTGTCTTACCTGAGTCTGTTAAAATTGTCATCCAAAAACTTGAAAAGGGCCTTCATGTTAGGAAACTTGGCTTCTATGACCTTTTCTTCGGGCGTCAAAAACTTAAGCACATAGGCCCGAACAGTTTCTGAAATGTTGTCTATCAGAGACAACTGCTCGTCAACCAAGTAGGCCTCGGTTAGCATGTAAATTCCGGGCGGCATTTCCACCACGTCGTGCTTCTTCATGGAGTTAAGAGAACTTAGATAACGCTTGGGGCTCCCACCAAAGGCGTGATAATATCCTGGTTCGCCCTCCTTGTGAGGCTTCAATTCATAGAGATTCCCAATGCGGGCCTCCTTGAATTGTTTCCATTGCCATCTATCGAGTTTCTGTTGACCGTGACCCCGATGCATGACCAAATTCCTTCTGGAGTAGTTTGAAAAATGTGATGAAACTCTGTCCAATGAGTCTACGAATCTCCAGGGCCTCGGCGGGGTAAAACTCGTCACCCCTCTGCATTTTCCGCCAGAGCTTTCGTACATTCATCGACACGCAGAAATTATCCTATATTAAGTGTAGCACACTTACTACGGAATTTTGATGTTATTCTTTCCTTGGGGTATCAAGGACTTAGAGGATCCATAGTACAGGGATCACGAATGATGTGGCTTAGGGCCTCGGCCATGGCATCTGCATCTGAAGTTAACTCGAAGTAGTGGCCACACTCATCGAAGTCTTCCCTGTAGGCAGGAAGCGTAACGATGGCGAAGTATTCTCCCCTTGTTAGGCCACCACACATTTCAGTTTCTGAAATTCTTGGGAACCTATAGGTTTGTCCTGATTCATCTGTAAAGACAATGATAATGTGAATCGTTCCTGGACGCCAGCGAACATCTAATTCATCTATACCAAGTTCATAGACAACATCCCAGGATGGCTCACTTCCTCCAGATCCTGCAAGGGAACTGCTTGACAGGGCAGCACTAAAGGTAGGAAAGTCACTTAGAGGTAACAGCACTCGGGTTTCTGTGTCGTCCATAAAATCCGGGAAAACAACAATGGCAAACCTGAAGTCTGTGTCTGATGAAAATCTAGATGAAAAAGTATCAGTGGCCCTTCTCACGGCCTCAGTTCTTCCGGACATAGAACCTGAGGTATCAATAGCGTAAACGATATCAAATCCCGTAATGTTAATTGGAACACACGTCAGGGGTACAGCACTTGTTTGTAGGCTGTCCGTGCATCCATCGCAATCGTTGTCGACGCCGTCACAAACCAAAACGCCGGCCTCTTCTACAGGAGGAACGCTTCCAATGCACTCCTGCCAAAGGCCTTCTGCACAAATTTGAGAGCCCCTCACACAAGGAAGCGGCAGTCTTGTCTCAGCAGGGATATCACGTCCATAGCAATACCTAGAAAGCGGCCCACCAGAGTCACCATCAATTTCTCCATCACAATCGTTGTCGAGACCATCACAGACCTCAGGTACGCACTCAACGAAGGAACACAGGCTTTCTAAGCAGGCATATCCTGCACCACACTCAGAATCAAACTCACAGGGACGACCCGTAGGATCTACAGGGTGACACATTCCAAATCGACAATCAGCACCATCACCACAGGCAACGTTTATTCCACAACTACAAACGCCACCCATACAGGCATCGGCATTTGGAGGGCTACAAACGTTACCACACCTACCACAATTCCAAAAGTCTTCTGAAAGGGTTTCTTCCTCGCATGGGTGATCAGGGGAGGTGTAGGTTCCTGAGTCTATGTGTGGCACAGGTATGTCTGTGTCAGGTAACCTGTTTGAACATCCCCACACCAAGGAGAATACTAGAAAAACCGTACCAACAAATAGAAGCTGCCTCATACACTAAAGCATGAGGCAGTTCCAAGAAGGTTTATAGCACTTTATTTCGAGGTATCCGGGGCATCAACTGCCAGGAACTTGTCAATGAAAGATTTTTCCTTGGAAAACACGGGGATTTCGTTGTCAACAACCCACTCATTGCGGGTGACAACCTCTCCATTAATCTTCATGACCCTTGGAGTCTGAACGATGCATCGTCCACGTCTCTGGGAAATTGGAAGGTCATTCCAATTCTGGCCCTTGGCGAAACACAGGTCTTGAAGTTCCGAGTTGTTCTTATTCATGAGTTCCTTGTGGGAATACAGGGAACGAGCCAACATCTGAACGGAGTTGCGGGTAGCATCCTGCTGCCTCCACACAAAGTAGTTATTTACCTCGGTCTCAGGAAGGATGAAAACCCTGGAATCAAAGTAAGCTGGCTTGCATCCTGCCTCTTGCCAGATTATCTTGCTATTCAGAGAAAAAGTGGTAGAGGCAATGGAGGCACTCACACTGACCATCTTCTGAACCTCATTGTCAAACCAAGCCTGGGAGACAAGTCTTTTGTAGTTGTGGAGCAGAAGGCTAATTTCGTCACTCTGCACGTAGGCCACCTGCACGCCCTGTAGTTGCTTGCAAAGCTCAAGGGCAGTCATGTCCATGACTCTGACAAGATTGGCATCCCAGGGTCTCTGACACCCCTTGGTGTAGGTGTGGAAAGCCTTGCCGTCAATACGGATAACCACAGGCAGTCTGCGGGGAAGACTAGTTTTGGTAGCCTCCTCATAACCCTTCATGCGATCCCCAAGGGAGTCGCCTTTCTTCTGTTCTTTCATGGTGTGTACGTTATTCTTTCTCGACGCTCTGACGCCAAATCTGTACTCTTTCCTGGGCATCCTCAATGCGCCTCAGGTACTGCTCGAAATAGGGGAGCTTTGGGGACTTGCCATTTGCAATGAGGTTTAGGAAGACACCAAGGTCGTCATAAAGTTTCTTGAGGGTAGGCCCAGCCTTCATGAGCTTCTGAGTCTTGTCTGCCCTCATGACCAGCCGATTTTCCTCGATAAGGGCATCACGTTCAGCCTTACGACTGGCCATAAGTTCCTCAACGGAAATGCCCTTTTTCTTGGCTTCCTTCTCGTTGGTGATCTTGCGTTCCTTGGCAAGTACCTTGGCACGGTGTTTACGATGAGTCTCCCGGGAGGCAATCAGGGCTTTGTCAATCTGTTCAGACACCTTCTTATTGGCATATTGCCAATTGTAGTCGTACTTGATCCAAGTCAAGCCCTTGTCTATGCTGACATACCCAGCATTTTGAGTGTAACCGCCCCAATAAGAGCCTGCTCCACCACCTCGATTTTGTGGAGTTTCTACTTCCCACTTGAAATGATATGGTCCATGGGTTTTAATGACGCCTGGCTGTTCAGCGAAAACTTGCCACCCTGTGGTAGTGTTCATACTGTGATACATGCTACTCATTTTTGGTCCTCTTAATAACGCCTTCTTTTGCGTGGTACGTAGTCTGTTGCAAACTGTCTGAGCATCTTGGAAAGACTCTGTAGACGCCTACCGGTATACAACATTTGATCACTCTGGGCGGTGTTGTACCGTTGTTCCCCTAGAGTCTTGATAGCCTGTTCCAACTCACTCTTGATTCTACCCAACTCTGAGGTATGAACCATGAACTTGGATAACATTCTGGCAGCCCTACGTTTGGCGGTTTGTTCGTCATGTTGGGCTTTTTGTTGAGTCTTAAAGTTCTCAAAGGTAAGACCAAGCTTGGCTGCACGTCTTTCCTCAGAAGCCTTCTTCTTAGCAGCCCGTTCTGCGTCTCTCTTGCTTTTCACATTAAAACAGAGACTGTCATAAGTTTGTCGAGCGGGCTCACCGAAAATAGCACCTAGGTCATAGAAGGATATCCAAACGCCCGTGGTACTCTCCGGGTTAAACATTCCTTGGTCCTTGAAGGAGGTGTGATAGTATCGATACCCTCCGGCACCAATTGGAGAAGTATTAGGGGGCGCCGGGTATTGACCTGGCACGAAGAGGAAGTTGGTTACTCCGGTACCGTAACGCAAGTTACCAGAGCTAAAGCGACTCAACAGGGTTGAATCCTGATTAGCAACCTCTGGGGCAATCCTTAGAAGGGCGTGATAGTCACCCACAAAGGTCTTGAAGGGACTTAAGTCGAAGATTTCACCCTCAAGGTGGAATGGAAAATAGTGCCAGGTCCTAGCCATACCCCTTTAGAATATCACGGATTTTTTTGCTTTTAAAGCTAAAGAGCCCAAGTCGTTAGACTCAGGCTCAATTCAGCTATTCAGGTATTACCCCGATATTAGATGAGGTTCATGTCGAGAACCGTTACGGTTGCGTAGAAGTCATTTCTGACCATTCTCTTGCCGTAGCGAGTCATGACACCCTTACGAGGAGTGAAGTCCTCCTGTGCGTAAATCACAGGCGTAAGGATAAGAGGAACGTAAGGAGCGTAGATATAACCACTCTCAAGGAAGGTGTTACCCTTTAGACCAAGGAGGATCTTGTTGCTTGGGAAGTATGGGTCCTTGTAAACCGTGTAACGGTTGTTAAGGGTACCAACTGCCTCTGCACCAATGGTCATGCTGTCACGTACCTGGCCGTCGCTGTCAAGTCTGTAAGCAGGCTTGTACGAGACAAGATGCTCAAGAATGGTGCAAACGTCAGGGGACGTTACGATGAAGTTACCAGAACCACGGAGGGTCTTCTTGTAAATGGTGTTGGATGCATCCGAGATAGTCTCGATAAGCGTCTGGTACCATTCCTGGATATTCACGAATGCCATTGGACCTGGGGCCAACGTTGAGGTCTGTAGAGCCTCAGCACCGGTGAACTTGTTGACGATCTTGCCAGGAGCACGGGACCAGTAAAGGTTTGCTGCGCCTGCCTGAGTAAGAAGGTCGTTTAGGATTTCACGGTCGATATCAAGCGTAATCATCTCAGAGAGAATGTTAGTAAGCTCAACCTCGATATCAATCGAGTAGAAGGCCGTAAGGTCCTGAGCCATTTCTGGCGACCAACGAGCACGTAGCTTACGGGTTGTTGCCGTAACGCTGGTGGACTCGATTCGAATGTCAACCTCTGGGATCCTTGGCGATGCCTGGACCGAGAAATCAGATTCGAAAGATGGGATAGTAAGGGTTGCGCCGTCACCATTGACCGTTAGAGAGTCACTGATAGCTGCGGAGCCGGTTACCTGTGCAATGGAAGTTGCAGGCTGTGGAGGTGCACCGGTGTTGCTGACACGAAGGACGAACAACACGTGAGATCCATTGAGAGGATCTGGGGTAAAGATACCCGTGGAAGAACTCCAGTTACCACGACGGTTCAACTTACGAAGGTTGAGAACGCCGGTACCACCCTGGTACTGCTCGCCCCAAGCCACTGCTCCGCCAGCATTGTTACCAAAGCCGGTGATTGCAATCTGCTCAAGGTTGGTAAGGTCAGCACCAACGATGTTGGTGGTGATCGTACCTGAGGTCAGGAACATGAAGGTATAGTCAAGGACGTTGTCCGTGAGGTCGACTTCAATCTTACCATCGTAGTTGACATAACGAGCATTGAAGCCAGTGAAGTCATCTGCGGTCTTGACCGTTGCAGTTGCGCCGGTCGTCCATACGGAACCCGAGGACCAGAAACCAATGTCTGCGTTAGACGAAGAAATGGCCGAACTGGTCTTGTGAACCTTGGAGTAAC